GTGACACCGCTTTTTTGTTTTTTATGGCAGATTGGCAGTTGGGTAAGCGTGACTATGGCGTAGAGAATACAATTAAAAGATACGATATAGCTTTACAAGATGCAGTAAATAGAATTAAAGAACTGCGGAAGATAGGTGTTCAGATAGATGAAATCTATATGATAGGATTAGGTGACCTCACCGAAAATTGTACAAACGCTTTTTACGATAGCCAACCCTTCAATGTTTCTTTGACACTCATTGAGCAATACGCACTAGCAAGGTCAATGATTATGAAAACTATTGATACCTTCTTACCACTTGCAGATAAGTTGGTCCTGGCAGGTAGTCCAGGTAATCATGGTGAGATGACACGCAGTAATAAAGGTCAAGTCTATACCAATAGATTAGATAACTCTGATACTATGCACTTGCAGATATGTGAAGAAATAATGAAAGCTAATCCAGATAGATACAAAAAAGTATCAGTTGAAATACCTGATGGCTTTCATCAAGTTATGGATATAAAAGGTATCACTTGTGGTTGGACACATGGACATATGACTGGAGGTGGCGGTAATAATCCAGAAAATAAAATTGAGAACTGGTGGAAAGGACAGATGTATGGTTTTCTTCCTGCAGGTCAATGTCAAATTCTTGTGACTGGTCACTACCATCATTTTAGAAGTAAGCAGCAAGGTGATAGGACCTGGTTTCAATCTCCTAGTTTAGATAAATCAATAGACTTTACTGCAAGGACTGGTATGTGGTCGCATCCTGGAGTGCTAACCTTTACAGTCAATGCTAAAGGTTGGGATAACTTAAAGATACTATAAAAAAACCCCCACCAAATTGGCAGGGGTTTAATTTATTGTTTGTTACTCTTCTTCTAACCAAGTAGCATCAAATACTTTTTGATTATGCAAATCGTGATAGACTGCTTGTTCTCTTACTGTTCCTTTCCAAGTATCTTTGTTTCTTTCCATAAGTGTCCATCTACTTCTATCCATTCCAGTTAAATCTCTATCACCTAAGATGCTAAATAACTGTATAGTAGATAATTTAAGTTGAGTACCATCTACAAAATCAATTTGATAACCACTACCAACTTCTCCTGAAGATAGTTCTTCGTGATTAATTTCTTTAACCCAAATGGTATCTACTCTATCTCCAAAAATAAAGCAATCACCATTTCGTGCATTCTGTAGTAGTTCGTTTCTTTTCAGTTCTTCTACTGGTATTTCGTTACTCAAAGTAACTCCTTTCGTTTGTTTGTATAATTCACTATACCACATAATCAAAAAAAAGTCAAATCGGCTATTTTTGTTGAAGTTTAGATTCTCTTTTTTTTCTCTGTATATTTGTTTCGTATATTCCAGTTTCTTTAAAATTATTTTGTTTTTGTTCCATAGCTTTTTGTGCCATAGCTTTTGCATATACTGACATAGTTTTATTATACTACCTTCCCCAACAATGTTTACTACTATTCCAATGATGCCATCCATCATTATACACTAGCCAACTAGCAAGTTTTGTAGAAAATATAGGGTCAAACCTGTTCCAACTACCAGTCATATTAATTAACTTACCTTGTAACCATGCAAATGTTGTGTCGTTAAATTGCCACAATCCCATGTCATATGTTTTATTTTTGTTATGTCCAACAGCATTAGGTTTACCTCTGCTTTCACAATAAATAATTAACAATGCTTGTTGTGTATCTTCTTCTTCAAAAAAAGTGTTGACTAGGGGTAGCCAATTAGAAACTTGTTGTACTTTTTCATTAGTATTGTCACACCATTTATAATCTTGTAACATGTCTGGAGTAAGCGGTCCAGTTATGTACATCATGCAGGATAAGATAATAGATTCTAGTATGGTATCTCCTTGTATGCTTTTTTGTTTCCTTTAAAATCTAATTCTGGGTAATACTTCATAGGTATATCTGGGTCTTTCCATATATCTACTAATACATTAGCAGGATACCATTTAGGTTCTGCGTTTTTATTACTGAAGTACATTAATCCAACTTTAACTTCTCTGTACTTGCTGCCTTTCCAGTCCATTTCTTGTATCTTATAATAATCTGTTGCTTTAAGTCGCTTAGTACCTTTTACCTCTACAAAAAATATGTGTCCTTTTTGTACAACAATATAATCAGGTAACAATAATATTTCTGTTGCATACCAGAATAAATCTAGCTTATTAATTTTAGGGTCTGTTCCTATGCGTAGGTAATCTTTATACTCTACCAATTCTATTTTTTTCAAATAGTTTTGCATGGCTATATCTGCCATATCTTCTCCACTATTCCTGGATTCGTAACTATCTTTATGTGTATTGCTCATTAATGTTCTCCAAAGTATTCATCTACATACCATTGTTTTTGACAATTATGACAAGCAACTAAATCATCATCATGGTCGCCATTCCTCCAACCTCTTGACAATTCTCCTTGACACTTTTTACATTTCATTATTCTTCTTCTCCTAATGTTTCAAAACACTTTGGATGTGTACCAGTAATTATTTGTTCTCTATCATCTATTGACAAATATGGCATAAGGTCTTGTATAGATGGTCGTTCTCTTGGGTCTGACCATATTAAAGTTATCCAGTCTTGTCTTTTAACTCCGCTTACTTGACCATCTTTACCACAGATAATACATTGTTGAGTTGGTACTGTAATTTCTCTGTTTTCGTAATCTTCAAAAAGGTATCTCTCTTTGTTCTCCACCTTGTCTTGCTGACTGGAGGAGTGCATGACATTCTCTGTACTGCCACTTGTAAGGGTTTCCTTCTTCTGTTTCTTTATATCTTCTTCCACAATATGTATTTCCTTCTTTGTCTGTATATGTAATATTGTTTAATCTATTACATCCTATTTGTTGTTTGCACTTTCTATCTGGTTCTGGTGGTATATCAAAGTTGTGGTCAGGGTATCTCTCCTGCAACTTAGCTTTAAGTTTATCCACATTAATTGATATACCATCATCTATAGCCATTCTGTTGGTAAATCTTCGTTACCAATCCACCATCCTTTACCACAACCACCTGCGTTGTTGTAGTTAGAACATGCAAAGTCTGGAATCTTACCAAACCTATCAGGGTCACTTGCTTTTTTCTCCCTATTGTCCTCTATTACACAAGTCTTGGTTTCACAATTAGGATGTATCTTAACTGATAAATCTTTAACATCACCAAATACTTCTTCTACTAAATCAGAATCATTATTTAGGGTAAGTTTATTATCAATACTTAATTGCATATCAAACATATCTTCTGCTCTAGTCATAAAGACATCCATGTTCTCTTTGGTCCAGGACTTTATGTCTTTGTCTGCTAATCCATTACTAACTAATTCATTGTATGCTTTAGCTTTTATTTCTTGTCGTAATGATTCATCTGGAATCATAGCTGCAAGTAATTGATTAAGCTGCTTACCAACATCACCAGTCGCACTCTTCGGTTTGCTTACCATCTCATCAACTACCTTATCCATAGCTGCTTGTTCTTGTTTAGTAGGTTTCTTAACTGGTTTCTTCTCTACCTGAACCTTAGACATTTCTTCTCTACTTGGTCTTGGCTTTGTATTACCTTGATACTTCCAGTTAGCCAATCCTCTACCTATTGCAGATGTTTCGCAGTTTTCCATCCAGGCATCAGCGTTAGCAAATCCACCTTGTCCTTTAGTTTCTTGTGCAATACCTGTAGCAACAAGATTGCCTTTATCATCATGTATGTATGCTTTAATAGTTACGCAAGAACCATCATCAGTAATGTGTACAACATCTGTTGTAATCGTACCATTTGGATTATCTTGCCAATATTTTTTTAATCTATCTTCTACTGTTTCGTAATTGTCTAAGTTAAACTTAGCCATTATTCCTCCTCTACTGTGTCTATTGCTTTGTAAACAAAATCTCTAGTCATGCCAATATGTTTTGCTATTCTAATTGCTGACCATCCTGCTCTCTTTAATTGCTTAATAATAATATTTCTCTTCTCTAATAATATTTTTCTGTCTGTATTGTTTCTCTCTATTAGGTCCTGGACTTCTCCTAACTTAATAGATAGTTCAGTATCTTTACTCATCTATACCACTTTCCTTTTGCATCTTATTTATTTCCTTTAAAAACTCATCTGACAATTTAAAATGTCTAAGTCGTTCTTCTTCTTTTACTCTTACTTTAAAATATGGTCTATTCTCCCATAGTGTCATAGCCGCTATGTACACAGTAAATAGTCCTAGTATCACAACAACTGTCAATATGCTGACCATAACATAGGCATAATATTCTATTAAGAATGACATTGTATCTCTTCTCCTTGTTTGTTAAATGTTTTATTAATATTAGGAACATGTAATACGCCATCCTCTTTTAATAAAGATAATGTATCATTGAACCACTTGTTATTAACCTCGTGTTCATACTCGGTTAATCCTTCGTAATATGTTTCACTCCAGGACATTATAAGTTCTCCTCATCATGTAAATACACCTCTGGTTTATAAATAGCACCAGTAGATTCTCCGCAGTCATCACACCATGAATTACCATTACTAATTATTATTTGATTATGTCTGCATAAATCCATTATGTAATACCTTTCCAATCTTTACTCAAATTAAAATTTGATATGATTCTTTGTCTTATACTTTCTTTATTTTTTTTCCAGTACAAATATGTGTCATGTTGTGGATGCTTAACCATATCTTTTCTTACCTCCATTAGCTACACCATCAGCAGTAGGTCTTTTTAAACCTCTGTACATACCACCTTTTTTACTATTAGCTTTTCTTCTTTGTTGTCTGTTCATTATTCCTCTTCCTTGTTTGTATTGTCCACTATACCATTATCTAATTCTTGTGCAACTCTTATTGTGTTTTCGTTATGGTCCTGGACAAACTCATCTAAGAGTTCTGTTATGCGTTTAGTATTAAGCTGCGTAAGGACAATAGATTTCTCTACTTTCTGTCCTCCACATGCGTTAGCTAACTTAATGCACCATGCTTTAAGTAGCTTTGGCTCATCAAATATATTAGCCATTCTTCCTCCTCTACTATTCTTTTGTTTGTTTACTTAATTAGTTCTTGCTTATCCATATCGTATAGCGTAATGATAAAATGGTTTGTGTTACCATTGTCTTTTAATTCCCTTACTTTGTTTTTAGCTAAATCAAGAGAATCAAATTCCCACACCATTGTTCCACCATATATGGATATACTTTCAACTTTATACATTAATATCCTTTTGTATAACTATGTATATAGTATAACATACTATTCAGTTATATGTGTGGATATTTTTTCTGCAATCAATAGTCCACCGCTATCGTTTGGTTCTATGTCATTAAAATAGTCCTCTTGTTTTAGTGTGTTTGTTATATCTATATAACTTGCACTAATACCATTGTCTGATAGTGAACCAATCATATGCTGCAGTTTTTCATTATGTGTATTAATTAGTCCTGGCAACAAGTGTTCTACTGATTTCCACTCTGGATTCCAGGATGGATTACCTTCATACAATCCTAAAAACATTATCTTTGCTTTTGGATAACGATACTGAAGAAGAACTGCAATCTTTTCAACATCTAACATATATCCTGAATAATGTGTGTATGTCAATACATTCATTAAGTCTGGACTTATTTCAGAATATATATCCTGTTGTATCAGCATAGTTTTGTACCAATCATCAATAGTTGTATCTAACAAAAATTGTTTTTTGTCTAATAAATTGTTACCACCAACACTAATAACAAAGTGTGTAGTATCTTTATCAAACGCACATGTCGATATAAAATTTAAAACATCAACTGTTGTACTTCCATCAATAGAATGATTAACAATAGTGTCATCTTCTAATAATGTGTTTAGATGCTGTTCTACATCATGTTTCTCTACATATAATGTATTGTCAATAATGCTATCTCCTAGCAATACAATTTTTTTACTCATTTTTCTCCTTATTTAATGTTTGTCTTTCCAATTTTAATAGTCTATGCGGTATAACATGTACTGCGTTACAGTCGCTACATACTGGACCTACAACTAATGGCATACCATTATGTTTTGACTTGTGTGTCAATACTTCCTGGCATAGCTTACAAGTAATATTTACATCCATGTCATATTTTTGTATGTTCATCCATTCTTGTTCGTTCTCATAAGTCCAAGCCATTATTCCTCCTCTTTATAATCACAATCTAAGCAGCACACTAAAACTGAATCCACAATTTTAAATTCTTGTGGATTAGTTTTGCATACAATACATAGACTATCTGTCATCATCCATCCAGTTTGCAGGTCGTTTTTCAACAACTGCTATACCACTACCTAACTCTATGTCATCAAGTTGTTTTTTAACTTGGTCAACAACTTCAGCAATAATATAATCAGCATGTTCTCTTGCTCTATCACCTATTTCTGTTTCATCACACACTACTGATAAATCAATAGCATCTAATGGTTTTATATATATTCTTACACCATAATCTCTAACTGGATATTCGTATTCTCTAGGATTTGCCATTATCCTTCCTCTCTTAGTGGCTCTAACCAACTATCTAATTTCAATACTTCAATACATTCTGCAGGAGTGATAGTGTTTTTACCTCTAAACTCTATACCTTCTGCTAGTGGTAGTTCCTGGTCCAGGCAACTATTGTCATTAAACTCAATATCCCATATGTTTTCGTTATAGATATTGATAGACTTAACTGCAACATCTACTAAACGAACATCATGTCTTGGATAAAAGTTACCAGTCAAGTGCCATTTTATTTGTCTTTCTAAAGGTATATCAGTTGCTGCTATACCTTCTGCGTACATTCTTCCCATTATTTCTCCTCTTTGTTGTGTTGTTTGCAATATTCCAAATAAGTTAGGTATTTCATACCTGTCTTCTTATTAATTCCTAATCCTCTGTCAACTGGTCTGCTGCAGTCATCTTTGCTGCATCTTTCCACATGTACATCAGGATAATAGTTTGGCATATTCCTCCTTGTTTGCTTGTCTATAGTATTATACACACTTAACTAATCTTGTCAAGTGTGCATAATACTTGGTATGTTACTTGACTGGAGTAACGAACCTTCTACTGTATCTATCTGCTATTTCGTGTATCTCATTCTTAATAGATTCATCAGCAGCAACCTGATTAGCGGATAATTCGTGTGCATCAGCAATCTCTCCATCATATTCACGAATCTTAATAGAATCATCATGATTTCGTAACCACATAGCTTTAGCGAATTTCCAATCTTTTTGATTAAAGATTATAAAGTTACCGCTACCTAATGAAGTTGCAGTAACTTTGCCATCAATAACATCACCATTCGCAAATAATTCACCATTAATCTCCACCTGGTCAAAGTCATAACCTTGTGAATCTTCAAAGTTAGCTATTGCATCTTCTCTAGTTTCTCCAAATGATACATATTCTTGTACCATAGTTTTCTTGATTTTAAATGCTTTCACATTACCTCCAGTTTCTTTGTATTTATTACTATACACTATTTGTGTACAGTTGTCAAATACCTTATTCTTGCTCCATTGTGCTTACTATTCTTATATCTTCTTTGACATACTCATCATCTAAATTACCTGCTTTAATATCTTCCAGGTATAAAGACTGTGTATGCTCATCATTAACTAAGTCATAAACTTCGTTGCGTTGCAATCCTTCTATGACATAAGTTTTAGTTATTGCTACTTCTACTGATACTTTAGCCATTCCATCCACCTCTGACATTTACACCATCTAATTCTGCTCGTTTTACGAATGCAGCATATTCAAAAGTATCTTCTTTATCAATACCAAATTCCTCACGATAATTGAATAAGTGTTTGCTTGTTGTTGCTGAATATGGTCCAGAACATATAACCGCTCTGCCATCTTTTACATAACCTACAACTGTGTTGTAACTATATAAAAGTATTACACCATCTTCAAAAGTCCTGGACATACTTCCAGTACTGTTAGTTTTTACTTTACTCATGATTCCTCCAATCAATTTGCTTGTATTAACGACTATACACTATGTGTGTTTAGTTGTCAAGTCCATAGTGATTATCAACTAAAGTTATTAATTCACTAATTAACTTTTCGCTGACACTACCACCACCGATATTTGTTTCAACAACATCTTTAATGTCATCTTGTATTGATGATTCATCAACCAAGTCGCTGAAACTTGCTGCTGCTAGTTGTTGTAACTTAGCTGCTTTTTCTTCTGGGCTTAACATATTTTGTCCTCCAATTTCTTATGTTTGCTCTATAGGGGAAAAGTTTTTATTTCTTCCTCTTATTTGCCAAATAGTATTCCCAATTCTCTAATCTCCAAATAATATTGCCAATACTTTTCGCAATTCTTCTGAATATATTTTTCTGTTCGCATTCACAGAGAATTAAATCTCCATCCCCATCCCATTCACATTCACTACTGCGAAAACATTGTATGCCATATTTCTTTAAATATTTTTTTTCTAAATTAGTGCTAGTTATTGATAACATAACAAGTAATTTTATTATTAATTTTTTCATATTCTCTCCAGTCAATTTGTTTGTGTAGTCCACTATACACTAATGGACTACACTTGTCAATTACCTTATGCTTCTTTACTTTCTTTAGTATCGCGATACCAGGTTAACCAGTCGCTACTTAATTCACTATCTCTATAGATTCCAGTTGTAAATAACTGCGGACTTAATCCAGTATCATCTCCAGAATGGTCATAAATATTAACGCTAATATCTCCACCATCTCTAGTGATTTCATCTACAAAGCTACCATCAATATCTATAAGCTCTAATAGATTATCTGATAGTTGTGTTAGCTTGAAAAAATCTTCATGGCTAGTTAATAAATTATGGCTTTCAGGTTTACCTTGTTCCCAATTCATTTCTTCTAGTTTTGATAGATTCTCTCTAACTTTTCTTAGTAGTACTGCAGTTGCTAAAACTGTTGACTTACCATACTTAATTTCTTTCATGATTCCTCCAATCAATTTTGTTTGTCTAAAGGACTATACACTATGTGGAATATCTTGTCAAGTATTTAAAATAACCTAAGTAATACTGGGCTTATCTGTGTGTGTGTATGTGTGTGTTGTTCTTCTATTGTTACCAGGATTCTACTTATTGATAGTTAGCACACCATCCCACAGTTTAGAAACAAAAGGGATACATATTGATACATACTACATCTAGTGGCACAACATATGGTATGTATGTAGGCAAATACTACCGCATATAGTACCACAATATATAGTGGTTTTATGGGATATACAAGATATAGGGGGGTTAAATGTGGGGTGCCTTATGTATGTATGTACACCCTCTAAATATATGCTGTTAAGGGGTACTCTATATAGAGGTACTACATATAGTGGTGTACCTAATTGCTAGTAAAGGTAACTTATAAAGTGATTATGTTTAATTACTTTATATTAAAAGAATTGAGTGGTTCTAACCCTGTGTCACTCCCTCCCAACCAGAATGAACTAAAGTTTAGTAACAGTCAGTAATACATCCTTAGTCTGTCGCTTTTGATTAGCTCTTTTCTTTAACTTACAGCAGTAAAGATGATTACTGATTTCATTTTCAATATGTGAAGTAATTGGCTATTACCCAAGTTATCATGGTCTTGCTAATCCACTTTGTTTGCTGTCTTTATTGTCAAGATTCCTTTTCTAAAAGCAAGAAGAAACCTCTGCTTGTTTTCCTACTATACCACCTTTCTTTTTAAATGCTATTATTTAAGTGCAGGGTTTTTGTAATAGTAGGAATTTCCTCCTTTCGCCTACGCATATTCACACAGAAACCCTGCAGCTTTACTTGTATTAATTTAATTTATGTTATAATAACTTAGTAAGAAAGGCATGATTAGTGATTCGTTCCTCCTGGAACAAACTTAATTCATAGCCCTCCTTTCTTTGTTTGTGTATAGTACAACCCCTACTGGCAACAGCAGGGGTTGCTATACTAAAATCTATGGACATACATGTACAAGATTGTGATAATTGTTGGAATCCTTATTGGGAAGATGAACTTGTAGATGGATTATGTTCTAAGTGTCAATAAAAAAAAATTTTTTTTTGCACCTAGTGCAAAGCATTCGTTATACTATTTTTAACTTAGGAAAGTCCTAAGTTTTAGTTATAGATAAATATTTATAACTAAGAGAAAAGAATATGCTTTTCATCATATAGCACTTGTGATTATGTGATTGATTCAAGTTTATTTTTTTTCTTTCATAACAGTAATGGACATACTGTACGAACAGAACTCCACTTCGGTGGAGTTTTGTGTTATAGTAACAATAAGCAACAACAGGAGAACAAATGCCTTATACAAAAAAAGGTAAAAAAAAGACCTACGCAAAAAGTGGTCGTAAACCAAAGAAAATGTAATTATGGCGGAGTACCAAGGTAAATCAGTTACGCTTAATAAACCTTCTAGGATTAGTAAAGGTGAACCTGGGTATGGTCGTAAAAAATTTAAAGTTTATGTTAAAGATGGTAAGAAAGTAAAAAAGGTTATGTTTGGCGACCCAAACATGGAGATACGAAAAGATAACCCAGAAGCTAGAAAATCATTTAGAGCAAGACATAAATGTGATACAGCTACAGACAAGACAAGTGCAAGGTACTGGTCTTGTAAGATGTGGTAAGGAGAAATTATGGCAGGTAGAAAAGTTAGTTGGAAGTGGGGTGGCAAAACTTATAGTGGAACACTCATACCTAGTATGGAAACTAAAACACATAGGTTTGCAAGAACACACAATGGCAAAATTAAAAAACTACCCAAACGCAAAAAATAATTGAAAGTAACCTGTCCTGCTTGTCAGGAATATTTGCAGGTGGTCAAACTTAAATTAAAGTGCAAAAACAAGAAATGCAGAAACTATGACAAATAATAAATTATGTTACGCAGGAGGTTGTCATAGAGTATTGCCTAAAGGAAGGTCCAAATTTTGCAGCGATAGATGTTCTAATAGAATTAAGATGCAAAAGAAAAGAGCCAAAGACAAAGGCATAGAATGGAAACAAGAAGATAAAGAATTATCTATACCTAGTAAAAATGTTGAATCACGCAGAGGTAAAGTTTACAACGACATTGTTGAATCTGGTTTAGCAGAAGAAATACTTAAAGAAAAAAATACATTAACAGATGTAGCAAAAATATTAGGAACAACTGTTGCTGCTGTATCTATGGCATACAACGCATACATAGAAGATTTAGAAACAAAAGCTGCACAGGACAAATGGGAATTACCACAAGTTGCAGAAAAATCATTAGAGAATTTTAGTAAATTTAGAGATAGATATTTTCAAACAGAAACAGGAGAACCATACGAAACACCAGAGTTTCATATTAAGTGGATTAATTCTATTTTAGATGCTATAGAAAATGGCGACCAACAAATGATACTGTCACCTCCACGACATGGTAAAACAGATTTATTAATACATTTTGCTGTGTGGCTCATATGCACGAAACCTAACATTCGTATTTTGTGGGTTGGCGGTAACGAAGAGATTGCAAAGAATGCAATAGGTTCTGTACTTGACCAACTAGAAAGTAACGAATTGTTAATAGAGGAAATATGTGGACCAGGACCAAAGTTTAAACCTACTACTAGAACTGGTAAGTCCTGGTCACAAAGTGGTTTTACTGTAGGCACTAGAACAGTTACAGGTATTAAATCACCTACAATGGTAGGCATTGGTCGTGGTGGTAAAATACTTTCTCGTGACTGTGACTTAATTATTGCAGATGACATTGAGGACCATACTTCTACTATGCAACCTGCATCAAGAGAAAACACAAGAAGTTGGTGGACAACAACATTGTCTAGTCGTAAAGAGGAACATACAGCTATGGTTGTAATTGGTTCTAGGCAACATTATGATGACCTATATTCTCATTTGTTAGATAACGAATCTTGGAAAACAATAGTAGAAGAAGCACACGACACAGCTTGTAATTTACCTGACTGGAACGAAGATGAACATGTAGATTGTATGTTGTGGTCTGGTAAAAGAACTTACAAATGGTTGATGGATAGAAAAAGAGCAGCAGAAACTACAGGTGGTAGAGCAATATATGAAATGGTTTATCTTAATGTAGCTATGCCTGATGGTCTTGCTTTGTTTGACAGAGTAGAAATAGAAGAGTGTCGTGACCAAAAGCGTGACATAGGACATATACCACATGGTACAAGATTAATAGCAGGACTAGACCCTGCATCTACAGGTTATCAAGCTGCTTTTTTGTGGGCGTATGAACCAGTAGAAAATAAATTATACATGGTAGATATGAACAACAGTTTAGGTGGTGGTATTCCACAAGCATTAGATATTATTAAAGAGTGGTGGTTAAAATACAATTTATCACATTGGGTTATAGAAGAAAATGGATTTCAAAAAGCAATAAGACAAGATACAAGTATCAGAGAGTTTGCATCTAGTCATGGTATATTTTTAGAAGGTCACGAAACTTTTAAAAACAAATTTGACCCTCTTTATGGTGTTACAGCTATGCGACCAATGTTTCAAGAAAAAAATATTTCTTTGCCATATCTTAGCTTTGAAGCACAAGAGAAGGTAAACTTATATACAAGTCAGTTGGTGTATTTTAGTTCTGCTAAAAATAAAAGCAAGACAGTAGGTACAAAGACTGATATAGTTATGGCTAGTTGGTTTCCAATGAGAGCAATTAGGCGTATGCAAAAAGAACGCTTTGCAGAACTAGGGTACGATTATAATCCTAGCTTTACAGGGTACGAAACAAGTAATATGGATTTAGATAATTGGAGATAGATGCCACTTAATAGCGAAACACTTTATGACAAAATAGATTACCTAAGAGTAATCAATCAAGAACAAATGATTGATAGGTCTAGGATTCGTGACATTATGAATGGTGGAGAAGCAGCAGTAAAAGCATTGTTAGGTAATAGTGTTAATGTTGAATATCACGAGTTACCTGCACCTAATTTATTTTTAACTGCATTAGAAAGATTTGCACAAAAACTTGGTAGAAGTCCTGATTTAAAAGTAGATATTATAAATGAAAAAGATAGCGAAAGAGCTAGAAAAAAATCAGAAAAACTGGAAAGAATTGTTTTAGCATACGACAAATTTCAAAAACTACATATGCAATTACCACAAGCAGCTAGATGGTTGCCAGGTTATGGTTTTGTAGTTTGGACTATAGGACACAGAAGAGATAAAGATGGAAACCCATATCCATATGCAGAATTACAAGACCCTTTTACTTGCTATCCAGGAACATTTGGTAATGACCAACAACCTAGTGAGTTAGCAATAATTCGTAGAGTTCCGCATAATTTACTAGCAGAACAATATCCTGAAGCTAAACCATACATATATCAAGCAGAAGATAATAATGGATTTCAAAATCCATACTCTGCTTTATTAGATTCTACAGATAGAGCAGGTAGTTGGGCTAACTCAACAGGACATGGAAAAGTAGTTGTTGAATATAAAGATAAAGAAGGCACATATGTGTTTTTACCAGAAAACAAAAAAATTATAGATTTTATGCCAAACATATTGTCATCAGGTCCTTGTTTTGTTATAGCAAAACGATATGCGTTTGACCAAATGCAATCACAGTTTCAACACATAACAGGTCTTATGGCAAACATGGCAAAGATTAACATACTTGGAACTATTGCTATGGAAGATGCAGTATTTACAGAAACAAATATTGTTGGTGAGATTGAATCAGGAAAATATAGAAAAGGCAGATTTGCTGTTAACTATCTAACACCTGGTTCGCAAGTGTCAAAGCCAGTCAACAATTTACCTTATCAATTATTTCAACAAGTAGATAGACTTGAAAGACACCTGCGACTTGGTGCAGCATATCCTGTATCAGATGATGGACAATCTCCAAACGCTTTTGTTACTGGTAGAGGATTAGAAGAACTAGGACAATCTGCATCTCTACATGTAAGAGAATATCAAACAGTTCTTAAAGAAGCGTTACAAGAATTAGATGCTAAACGACTTGAATATGATGAAGTTATGTTTGGCAACACAAGAAAACCTATTGCAGGTAGGCACAAAGGCACAGCTTACAAAGAAAGCTATACACCTAACAATGATATAAAAGAAGTTTACGAAACACGAAGAGTGTATGGTGTTATGGCAGGTTTTGATGAGCCACAAAAAATTATTACAGGTTTGCAATTAAAACAACAAGGAATTATTGACACACAAACTTTACAAGAAAACATGGATGGTTTAGATAACATTACAAAAATACAACAGCGTATATCTGCAGAAAAAGCAGAAACAGTATTGTTTGAATCATTAATGTCACAAGCTGCACAAGGCAATCCTAAAGCTACATTGGCAGCTATAGAAATTAGAAAAAATCCACAAAAGATGTCAGAGATATTAGACAAATTTTATACAGCAGAAGGTGAAGAACCTTCACCAGAAGAACAAGCACTACTTGGACAAGGAGGACCAGAAATTCCTCCAGGACCAGGTGGTCAACCTGCAGGTATAGCACAAGTATTAGGTGCATTAGGACAAGCAGGTCCACCACAACCACAAGGAGTTCCTGGTGGATGAAGATAAAGTAGTACAAACATTTTTTGATATTATAAATCAAGAAGATTGGTCAGAAGATGTATATGTTGGAGAAGAAAATAATTCAAGTACAGTAATGAAACAATTTATTACTTTGCCAACACCGCATCCACATTTTTTTATAAATTTAGTATTTGAATATGAATACAATCCAGATTTAGGAGATAAATTATGGTAAGAAAAAGCAAAGAACTTAAAGAAGCAACTGACATGACAGGTGGAGGTGCGTATCAAGATATTGTTGCACCACCTAGAAAAGAAGGCGACCCAACAGGACAAACTACAGCTATAGAAAATCAAATAGCTGCAGTTGGTGGAACTGCACCTATAGATACTGGTCCTCCAGGTCCAATAAATAGAGGTGTTACACCACAACCTATTTCATTATCAGCACCTACAAATAGACCAAGTGAACCTATTACAGCAGGTATTCCATTTGGTCCAGGTAATAATGGTCCAGAACCTATTGTTACAAATACAGTAGATAATTTTTTAATGGCAGCAAGGAACATATTTCCAGACCCTATATTTGACCAATTACTGGATTCGTAAATGGTAAAACCATATTTCTTTATTCCACCAGGATTGGAAGAATATTACTCTAAACAATCTACTGCTAATAAAAAAGAAGAAGCGTTATTTACAAAACAACTAACTGGAAATCCTGAAGTAGCAGAAAGAGCAGCAGATATAAGTCGTACATATCCTACATTGGATAAACGATTAGTTGCATATTTACCGCAAATGGGTATAGATGCAGATGATGAAATGTTATTAGATGTTGCTGCAAAACAATTTAGTTCACAAGAAAAACAAGACAGAGAAAAAGTAATTACTGATGTAAATCCATTTAAAAGATTTACACAAAGTGCTATGTTAGCTTTAGAAGCACCTTTTCAAGCAATATCAAGAGGTTTTAAATCAGCAGCAGTTGCATCACAAGCTACAGATACAAATATAGTTAAGGGTGTTTTAAAAAGTGGATTTGCAGGTGTAGCTTTTACTAAAGAATTAGGTGATATAAATAGAAGAGTATCTTTAGGAGATAAATTTGCTGATGAGTATAAAAGAGCTAGAGAAGAATATGGTTTAACAGAATTTGCTAGAGCAAAAGAATCAAAAGAAAAATATGGTATAAGAAACTTAGGTACTGGATTTTTACCAGATTCTTTAGAATTAGAAAGCACAGAAATTTATAAACAAGCACTACAACAGGGAAAATCACCAAGAATTGCTAAAAGAGAAGCAGCAGCAGTTTATGGAAATCCTATAACACAAGAGTTTTCAGAAGATGAAAATCAATTTAAATATGAAACAAAAGTTGCAGGAGATGTAAATATATCTCCAGGTAGAATACTTGCAGGTACTTATGCACCAAAAGGTTCTGTTGCTTATTCTTTAACTTCAGCTTTAGTAGATGGTGTATTTAGATTAGGTGCTGACCCTACTAACTGGTTATTTGCTTATGGTGCAGGTGTTAAATCAGGTGCAAGGTCTATTGTATCTACAGCAGAAAGAACAGCATATGTAAATAGAACTACAAAAGGTGGAAGAGCTATTAGAACTGCTTTACCATTCGGAAAAACTGGTAAAGAAGCTAGAAGAATGGTTTTTGGTAAAACCGCAGATGAAATATTAAATTCAAAATGGGGTGCAGATTTTATTACTGGTCTTACCAAAAACGATTCTATTGCTAGATTAAACGACATACCGCAACTTAGAAACATAGACCCCTATGTTAAAAAATTATTAGTAGGTGTTAAAGATGAAGATGTTATGCGTGAAGTTGTTAAAAGTCTTATGCGTGGTGGTGATTTAGAAGGTATATTACTAGCACCATATTCTGGCACTTATTTTAATGCAAAAGTAATGAATGAATTAATTAATACAAGACCTCTTAACAAATTACCAGTACAACCAAAAGCATTACCAACATTAGCTAACAAACTTATTGAAACATTACCTGGTGTTAAATCTACAGATATTGCACCACTTCGTAGAACTATTGGTGCGTTAATAGGTAAAAGAACTAATAATCCTTTTGGTGGTGTTGTTGGTTTAACAGGACAGTTAACAGGTGTATTACCAGTAAAACTTAAAAGAGCATTTGGTTTAGCACCATCAAGAATTGCATCTGTAAATCTAATGACAGAAACAGCAGATAATTTAGATAGATTAATGAAAATATCAGGTGCTGATTACGCACAAAGAGATGAAATAATATTTCAATTATTAAAAGCTACGAATCAAAATGAAGTAAATGCTGTAGTAAATAAAGTATTTAAAACTATGGAAGATTCTATACAAAAATCTAATCCTGATTTAACAGATGAAGATGAATTATTTGATTACATACTAAAAGTATTTCAAGATGAAAGTAGAGAAAGAATGTATTTTTATGGCGAAAAAGGAATACCTTTGCAGTTTCCTGGAACAAAAATTAATACATCTTCTATTACTGATGCAGATGGAAATATTATTAGTCAAATAAATGAAGCAGTACCTACAGCATTTTCTTTAAGAGAAATGGCAGAACATTATGCGGTATTGCCAGATTACGAAGATTTACTTAGAGCAACATCTACTTTTAGAAGAGTAGTTGGACCTAGAGGTAGTCGTATGAGAGAAGTGTTTTCTCAACCTATGTCGTGGGAAACAGCACAAGAAATATTGCAATATGCAAAGATACCAAAAAGAGGACTTGAAAAATCTTGGAGAACAAGAGGAATAGAACAAATTGCACCAGAAGGCAGACTGCGTTTTATTTACAATGACATTGTACAACAAAGAGTGTTAAAACCTGCTTGGATGCTTAGAGCAGCGTTAGCAATTCGTGTTCCTGGAGAAGAACACGCAAGAATGTTTTTTAAAGGTGTGCCTACAGTAGTAAACCATCCATATGAATATCATCTGTTAAATCCATTTATGATGAAAATGTTAGGTAGAGCAGACAACCCAACTGTTACTCTTGTTGATTCTACAAAAAATGTTATTTTTAACACACGAATTATGAAAGATGAAGTTGCAGACATTGTAGAACTTTTAGGTAATGATGAGTTAATTGATGGTTTAAAAAAAGTTAGTTATGAAGAAATACAACAAATATTAAAAACTTTAAATTTAGGTGTCAATATAGAAGGTCAAGTAGGTGGTCGGTACTTAAAAGCTGTTTTACAAGGTGATGATGCAAGATATTGGGAGTTTGAAGATATTGTAGGAGAACTTAAAACACTTTTAGATGATGGTGTAATAAATAAAAAAACAGTAAGTCAAGTTGCTGATGAGCTATCAGCTATGATAAACACTACAGATACAGCAGGTGGTTCTTTTGCATTAAATCAAAAAGACCCACTTAAATATGCAGATGACACAATAGGTTATGTTTCACCTTACAAGCCATTACAAAAAACAATTACAGATGATTATGTAAATCAACAAGCATTAATAAACAACACAAGTAGAGAAAATGCTTTAAAAATAATATTAGAAGATTATATATCTGACCCTAAAGTTAAAGCATTGTTAGAAAAGGAACGACATGTTTTAGGATATTATTGGGATGCTACTAACAAAGTATGGAATTTTGATGTTAGCGTTGCAGTTCCTAAAATTACAAAAGAAGGTGATTTAGCACTTCGTGACACTATAAGGCAAATACAAAATACAATAATACTAGGAATAAAAGGACATCAACAATCAGTATTTATTCCTAGAAATGTTATTGATAGTTTAGGTAACGCTTTACCAAATGATTTAAAACCATTATTAGATGAAATAGATGAAGGTTATCTTATATATCTTACTGAAGAAGTTACAGAAGCTGCTGCTGCAAAAACAAGAAGTATTAAAGATTATTTAACATCAGATGTAGATATGTACACAGTAGTAAATAAAAATGTAATGGAATATCTATATCAAGAAAATTTTAGTGTGTTAAAACAAATTGTAGATTCTTCTCCTGGAACATTTGCATCTGCAAGAGTTAATGGAACATTTTTTAAACATACTGATGAATTTATGAAAGCATCAGCAGACCAATCTATAATACAAAGACTTAGACCTGGTAGAACTAGAAATCAAATTAGAGATGATTTTTACGACACAGTTACTAAATATGATGCAAGTGGAAACATAAGACCTGAATGGTGGAGGTTTTTTACTACAAGAATATTAAATTTAGCAACTGATGAATTACATATTCGTGTTGCAAGGGATGGTGTAGATGAAACAGTCAGTTGGTTGCAGAATACAAAAACAGGAAAAGAATACATAGAACAGCTTATTAAAAAATCTGAAGATTTTAATATGCGTAAAGAATTACTTAAAGAAGGCGGTATAGAAAAGTATGTTAAAGCTGCAGCATATAGAATAGGTCAACTACAAGGAAATCCTACAATAAAAATATTTGATGATGCAGGTAACGAGATAATGAGTAGATATGGCGACATACTTAAAAAAAGTGATGAAGGCGAATTTTTATTTCACACATACGAAGTAGATTTATCACAAGGTTCAAGACAAGTATTAGATTTTATTGCTAATGGTGGATTTATAGATGGCGAAGATTTTGTAGAGTTTGCAAGAAAAGTAAATATAAATACTGCTAAAAAAAGTTTTATTAATAGTTTTATGCCTTCCTTTAAAAAAGCATTTCAAAAAGATATTGTAGATTTAAAATTGGGTGCTGCAGAACTTGCAGGAAACATGAACAAAGAGTATCTGACAGATGGAGTTAAAGCACAAAATCTTGGAGAAGCACTAGATATATTTTTAAGAGATGCTTACAGTATGTTGCTTACAAGACCATCAGACACTTTAAACAGAGAGCCATTATTTAAATGGGCGTATTTTCATTTATCAAAAGATGAAATACCATTTTTAACAAAAGATGCAAGACAAGAATTAGCAGTATTTGCTAATAAATGGTTAAAAGGTTCTGACTTAAATAAACAAATACAAAATGCTATAGAAACAACACCTATTGACCCTAAAGAATCAATTATGACTTTAGATGATATGGACCTTAGATTGAAATCAAAAGCGTTAGAGTTTGTAAGTGATTTGTTATATGCAAGTTCTGATAGACATGTGGCATCAGATGTATTTAAAACTTATGTTCCATTTCCAGAAATATGGGCAGAAGTTCCCAAAACATGGTCTAACTTAGTTAAAGACAATCCACAAAAATTTTATAGAGCAAATTTAGCTATTCAAGCAGGTGAAGAAGGTAAACCATGGGATAGTCAAAATGGATTTTTTGAAGAGGACCCAGTATCAGGTGAACTAATGTTTAACTGGGTTGATGTATTTAATATTATGACATTAGGAATACCTAAATTTTTAAATAGAAAATTGCAAGAACAAGGAGATAAAAATATGTCTAGTGCATTAGGTAAAGTAGGCGGACCATTACAGACTGCATTTTTAGGTGACAATTATATGGAAGAAGGTGTAAGAGTTAGACCACAAGGTTATGTATCAGGACTTAACTTAGTAGCTGCTAATGGTTATTCTCCTGGTTTTGGTTGGTCGGTAACTGTTCCTTATAGAACATTTACATATCGTTATGGGGTTAATCCACCAGAAACATTAGAAGAATTTATATTAGGTTCTTTTGGAGATAGAAGAGAAAGATTTTCAATATTAGACCAAGTAGGTTGGGCTAGAGATATTATTAAAGGTTCTGATATTGCTAGAGATATTTTAGACAATGAAGAATATGCAAATGCTTATTTTGGAACAGTAATGGATATATACACAATGTTATATTATGCAGGTGAATGGACACCTGATGACCCTGTATCGCAAGATAAAGCATGGGAACAAGCAGAACAAGCTGCATCAAATCATTGGATATTTAGAGGTGGTGCTAAGTTTTCACTACCTACTGGTGTACAACCAAGATATGAATTAGAAGATAAAGATGGTAGATGGTGGCAGATACAAGCATTAACACAAAAGTATTCAGAGATGTTAGTAGAAAATGATTACGATTATTACACAACAACTAATCAATTTATTGATAAGTATGGTATAAACCCTGTACCGCTAAATGCTAGAAAAACAGCAAGAGTTGGTAATAGACCTGTAACAAAAGATGCGTATAAATTTTGGTCATCAGAAGAAAATGAACCATTGTTAAATAAATTTCCATTAACAGGTATTTATCATTTTCCAGATAGTTGGGATGATGAGTTTTCTTATGATGCTTATTTAGATGCTAATGAAAGATTAAAGCCAAGTCAGTATGGAAATTTATTAAAACAAACATTGTTACAACTTGAATTAAAACAAGAAAAAGCAAGAATAAAAGCAAATCCTAATATTACAGACCCAGAAGGTGTTTTATCCAGATTTAGAACTGAAAAAGAATTGGAGTATGGTGTACAAGCATTTGGTTCATTAGGTGAAACTGTTAACCCTGCTGAATGGGAACAGAAAATAGTAGAAGCATATCAATGGGATAAAGATGAGTTTTTTAGTCAAAGTCCTACAAATATACCACTACAAATGTATCTAAAAGAAAGAGATAGATTTATTAGATTACAAAGAAATGGTGGTACTTACAAAGGTATAACTGTGCCACCAAATCAAGTTGTTGATGGTGCATATGTCGTTGGTGAAAGAGATTGGGCTTATGATATTAGAAATGAATTACACGCATATGCTATGGAATTGATTAGAAAATATCCATCTCCAGACTACCATTGGAGTAATATGTATTATGGTGTATTTTATAGAGAAACAAATAACAAGAGGTATGGGGATTAGTACATGAGTGTTTATGTTGAATCAGATAAAAAAGAAGGTAGGAGAATATATTGGGGTGAGTTATTAGATTGGTATAAAGCAAACCCTGAAGAATTAATAGGGAAAACAGTATCAGATATTATTGAAGATATTGTGACTGTAGTAATTGTTGCGGAATTTGATGCTTCAAATGCTCAAAGAACAGGATATGAAGGAGAACCATTACAACCATTAACATTGTCTGACTTATTAGAAAATAGTGCAGATTATGGAATAAATCTTACTAAAGAAGAAAACGCATTAGCAACTATTATACGAGAAGGTCAATTTTCAGAATTATCTGGTCCTGCATTTTATAAGTATGGTGCTGCAGATGCAGTCACAATACCTGATTTACACACAGTAATTTACAACGCTTTTAGAAAAGTAGATGAAGCAACTTCAAATGCTATGGGGGATGAACTTTATAATCAAGAAATTTTAAATTTTGACACATCAGAATTGCTTATGTTGTATCAAATATTTGAAGATTCTGACCAAAAAGAATCTGCTGTAAATGCACTTGTTGTAGATTCAGAAATAACAGGATTAACCGCACAAGATTTTCTTAGTTTTGAAGCAACAGCAGAAGGACAAGTTGCAAGTGAATATTATGGATTGTCAGAGGGATATGTTATTGGTAAAGATGGTGTTTTTGTAAGTGCTTATGATTTAGAAAGCGACCCTATAACAGACAGAGCAGGAAACATTGTTAATGCAGTATTTAAGTTAGGAGATGCAGATAAATTAGCACTAGAGTTGTCTGCATCACAGATAAAAGAATTACATGATTTTATGATTCTTATTGATAGAGAGCAATATGCACCACTAATAGAAAATGAAGGAAGGTTAAGTAGTAATAATGTTGAGATAACTTTTCTAGCGTTATTAATGTCAGAAGCTAATAACAGCGTTTTAGCAAATGCTTTGAATCCAGATATGTACGACAATTTAGTTACAGATTATAATTCAGATTTTTCACATTGGGATAACTTAGGATTTGGTTCTAACAAAAAAGGTGTTGTCAAAAGTTTAATAGATAAGAAAACTGAAATAGATGAGATAGATACTCTATCAGGTGCAGGTACTCCATATTGGAAAAAAAGGTCTTATAATTTAGTTAACCCTTCTGAAGTAGAAATGGAAGCAGAACTATCTTCTTATTTTAATAAATTGGGATTAACTATGACATCATCAGATGCAGTAAGATTTGGTAAATATTTATTAGAAACAAGACAAAAAGAAGCTAGAAGAGAAGCAGAAATAGATAAACAAATTGATTTGTTTCAAAGCGTTTTACCTTCAGAAGAAAAACTAGCAACTGTCACAGAACCACCAAAGATAGAAGATTTTGAGGACAAAAGTTTATATGTAAAAGCATTAGCAGAATATGAAGAATATAAAACTGCAGTAGAAGAAGAAAGAATAAGAACAACATCTACTGGTTTACAGTACATATCTGCTACAGAAGAATATTTAAGAGAAAAATATAATCAACCTAAATTAGAAACTTACAACGCAGAGTTAGAATTTAATAAAATATTAGAAACAGAATTAGCAGGTAGGATTGGTGCAGTTAATACTAATAATGGATTAAGAACTGCAGCAGCAAAATTTCAAAACAGATTTATGAACGCACAAAACTATCTTACTGGAGGAGGTGTTAATACATAATGGAAGAGTTTGGACCATTAGATTGGTGGAGAGGAAAAACTGTAGAAGAAATGCGTAATGACTTAGTTACTTTAGCAAAAGGTCAATATTTTGATGATGACAAAGAATACGCATTTATGGCAAGTGGCGAACTTGTTATTAGAAGTGGTGAAGAATTAAACGACCAGACACCAGAAGGACCAGGACCTGAAGAGTTTATGCTAATGGATGATGAAGATATAGTTAGTTCTTACATATTTAATATTAAAATGTACCCTGAATATGCAGACATAAAAGACCAAGAAGGTTTTGCTGAAGCATTTTTACCTGCATTAGAAAATATGAATAATGTTGCACAACGCTTTATTACTGGTACAGGAAGTCGTGATAATCCTATAGGTAGCAAATTAGAATATGGAGATGGTATGACTATTGCAACAGAAATATATACAGGTGCAATAACAGATTATATTGCTACAGGATTTAGAAATAAAGAAGAGTTTTTTGAATGGTATTTAAGTGATGTAGCAAATCTACAAGTAGTAATGCAACCAGGACAAGTACAAGCAGAAGATTTTAGTGTTGTTGATAAAGACTTTTATAAAAATGAACCATTTGTTGACCCTATGCCTGTACCAAACACTAGGTTTCCAAGAAAACCAGAATTGGTAAAGCAAGAGGAACAATCAGATGAGGTAAAACCAGAAGAAGTAACTCCTAGATTTAGTGACACATCAGATTTAAAATTTGATAAATACACACGACCAGGTAGTTACTCATTAAATCCTAAAGTGCAGAACTTACCACCAGAAACAAATCCTATGCAAAATGGACAAGATTATTTTAATATGTTAGCTGATGTTCGTAGGATGAAACCTAAAAGTAGAAATACTATTAAGGAAAAAAACAAGCCAGAAAAGAGGAGATTCTTTTAATGATTGAAGTACATTATTTAATGACATTAGCAGATGAAAAAGAAGTTGAACTTTTTGTTGAAAATAAACCTAAAGAGTTAATGAAGTATGGTTTTAAAAACGAAAAGTTGTGGACTATGTTTTTAGATAAGGATGAAACAGTTTCTATAGATGAAATAGAAGAAGCTATGAGTTTAGCAAGTAATTTGTAATGTCAATAGAAAAAGCACAAGAACTTAATGAGTTAAAAAAATTAGAAATATTATCACAATTTTTTAATGAATATGCTGAAATATTTGATTTGTATTACAAAGAATTTATTAATGCAAAACAAATTATTGTAGAAGATAAAGGGTTAGATGTAGATGGAATGACTGATAGAATTTTCTACGAAATATTAGGAGTAGAAAAAAGTGATAATAGAATTTTTGTTGACATTGATGACCCAAATTCTTTTTATTTAGAAACATTTGATGATAATTCTGGTTTAACACAACCTGAATTAGACAAGATACCAGATTTTGCAGGTGAATTTGATGTGAAATTAGATGGTAAAGGAAACTCATTACACAACGCTATATTAAACAGAGTTATTGGAATGATGACAGGTAGCGGTACATATGTAGGAGATGCAATAGATTTTAACTTTTTTCAACTCCAACAAGATGCACCAGATATTTATAACGCATTAATCTTCGGAATAAATGAAGGATATTTTTCAATAGAATCAGAGTTTTCACACATTGGCTATAGAGATGGAACTATGAAATGGAATATGACACTAGAAGAGTTTAATCAATTTATAGATACACCACCTGCAAATGGTACTAAAACAAATGCTGAAAATAAATTATTTACATTATTAGAAAATACTTCTCCAGGTGGCAATAATAATTTAGTACCTCAATTTACTTTTAAATTAGTTCCTGGTGATAAATTGTTAGCTCTTGAAGGTATAAATACACAAACTATTAATTTTTTTAGACAAATGAAAAACATAGGTGGTGTTCCTGCAGGTGTAGCACAAGGTAGAATGAACATTAGTATTAACGATTCTGCTGTTGTAGATTCTGGTTCACTTAAATATTTATTTGCTACATTATTTGATTTAGATAGAGGAGAAAGATTAGCTTTAAAAATTGATAATACAGCACTTATTGAAATAATTAAAGAAATGGGTTATCCAGAACAACATGTTTATTTTGAATGGGATTTTATTAATCCTGCTAGTGCTGATGGTTTTGCAACATTGTTAAATGACATAAGAGTTAATACATTTAAAAGTAAAGTATTTAATAAATTTCTTATTAGTGAAAATAGTCCAGTAAAAACATTAATGAAACATATGAAAGCACATAAAATACCTTTAACTGCCATGGTTGCACCTGGAATGCCGCACTTAATAAATTTATATCAACGATTTGGTGCTATGTTATTGCCTGGCAGAGAAGAATATAAAGACATGAACAAAGGTTTAGAAGGTTTAACTACAACTGATACAAGAGTATCAGATGGCGGAAGCATGAATGATATAGAAGTATTAATTCTTCCTGAATATATAGATAATCCTAAAGTAATTACAAAAGTATTTACACCACTTTCATCATCTTTAAAAGATGCAAGATTTATACAGTTAACTTCAAAAGCAACTTGGGTAGATTCTTCAGGACAGTTTAGAGAAGTTGATAAAGGTAGTATATTAACAACTAATCAATATAGATACATAAAAAAATTAGCAAAACAAACTGGTGGAAACATACCAACAAAAAAAAGTTTAGGTAAATATTCAACAGATTTTGCCAAAAGCTATATGTTGCAAAGATTTTCTAATACTGATTTAGGTTTTATTATGAATCCATTAAATATAAAAAAAGAACTTAGAGATTCTAATGGTAATTTAATATACAATCCTGCACTTGGTTACGAACAAAGAAAAGTAAGATACCCATCTATAGAAGGATGGGATAGTAATAAACCTACGCATTATAGTGATTTTTATGTACGACTAAGAAAAGCTATGGCAACAACTGGATATGAAGAAGAGTTTGCAAGAGATTTGTTAAAAGAATTTTTAGGTGGAGATTACTACGATAATGAAGGTAAGTTATTAGCCATACCTGCAAATGACAAAGGTGGTTTTATTTTTCTAAACACATCTAACAAAAATGCAGATGATTTATGGAATATGTTGTTTATATTAAGAGGTAATAAAAATGTATTACCAGATGTTTATTTTGATGGAAGAATAGGTAATGTAGATTACACAGAAGATGTAAGAAAAAAAATAAAAAATTTAGATAAAGGAAACATATTATCTGAAACAAATGGTGCTGCAGTTGCTAGAGTATTAGATTTGTTTAACGAATTATTACCTGGCTCTACATTGTCAGAACCACCATCAGGGTTTCCAGAAGTATCAGGTGCTGATATAGGACCTGGAACAATTTATAAATTAAGTGAAATTGCTGAACACAATCCTGAATTATTATACAATTTATACAAAAAATTTGATGCTACACCTCTATTTGAAAACTTACCTACAAATATAAAAAGCAATTTAGTGTTTATAGATAGTCTTATCACAATGGATGGCATAGATGTTTTTGGTGACACAAGAATAGATATGCCTGACTTAACATTAAAAATGGAAGAACTTGCAAAAAACATAAAAGAAAATTTACAAAGTTTAGAGGAAAGTTTAGGAATTGATGCAGATGAAGTAGATGCAACATTACGATACACACAAACTGAAATAGGTCAACAAGAACAAGCAAGAGCAAATAATGCAAATGTGCGAAGTCGTACAGGACCATATAGTCAATTACTTGATGCAATAAATAATGATGATTCACCTGCATTTAGAGCTGATTATTTAGGTGATGATGTACAAATAGAAAATGTAACTGACATGGAACGAGGTTCATACGCTGTAAGTGATGGTGTACGATTTTTTGATTTAACAGAATATGATGATTATAGGTTAGCTGTTATGGGATTGACACAAGGTAATTCATTTATGTCTGGTATGAATTATGAAGATGCGGTAGATATAGTAAATACTTTTGTTACCTCGGACCCAGAGCATAGATTATACGCTTATAAATTTTTACAAAGAATGGATGGCACAACTGTTATACCATTTGTTAATGAAAACACAAAAGATATATTTAAAAGAAATTTATTGATTGCTAATAGAATACTACAGCAAGGCAGCGATAATTTCGTAATGGGATTAAGCAATATTGATGAAGTAACTAATTTACCTAAAGCTCAAATATTACATTTAGATGTTGCACCTGTAAAAACATATCCACCTGTAGATGCACAGGGAATACATATTTTAGAATTTGATATAGGTATGAGCCAGTATATAGAGTATGGTTCAGAACAAGGTACATACACAAGACATTACACACAAGTTGCATTTTCTTTTGATGCAGACACAGGGGAATTAAGAATACATCATTATGTAGATAACTTACCTACTAGCGATACGCAAAGTGGAATGAGCCAATTATTAAGTGATGCTTTAGTTCCACAATATGCTGTTAAAGATTCTGCAATTATAAAAAGTCTTATGGAAATATATGGAATAACAGATGAAAACAAAGTTGTAGATGGTGATGCTTTCTTGCCTGAATCAGTTGGTACTGATGGTAATATTCCAACACTTAGAGTTCTCCCTGGCAGAATAGCTAAATCATTTGGATTTTTAAAAGTAGTTGATGATGACCCTGATGCAAGTATGTATAGCAAAACATGGGGAGAAACATTAGGTAGTTTATTAAGAAACAGAAGAGTTAATGTGTTATTTGGATTTAACCAAAGAATAAATATGCCACTAACTGATGCTTTTGTTGAAGCAGAAGAATTGTTATTAGATGAAGGTGTAAGAATAAATCCAGTAATAAATAATCCTATTCGTGTACAAACTGGAATTACTGCACAACCATTTAAAAATGGTGATATAAGTATATTATTAAATGATGTTTTAGATGAACTTCAAGGATTTAGAAATACACAAGACAATATGGGTGGTGTAGTATTTGAAAATGTAGATTTAGTTTTAAAAAATAGTTTTGGAGATACAATAAACATTACTGCAACTATGGATATTAATGGAGTGTTAAGAGATATTATGTTTACCAGTCCTGAATTTACTCCAGACCAAGTAGTAAATATAATTAATGAACATCTTGAAATTGTATTTACACCAGAACAACTAGAAACAGCAAGAGATAGAAACACTTCAATGCTAAGAGAATTTTGGTTATATCCTACTGTAAATCCTACTACAGGAAAAAAAGAATTTATAAAAGTAGTAGATAGATTAAATAATGATGAATTTGAAGTTAAAGAAGTAAGATTTACAAGTGATTCTACAGTTACTTTTGTCGGTGATGTTGAAGATGCAATAGATTTTAATAATATAATGAGAGATAAAAACTTTAATTTTACTCGTACAGAAATACCACCAGAAGGAACAATAGATACTTACAATCCATTTCTTACACAAGTTATGGAAAGTGAACCATTAACTGCTAAACCAAGTCCAACCGATACAGGTGTAGAAATATATGAATTACAAAATAGAAATAATAGGTTGTGGCAAAACACAACATCTCATGCAACAAATGCAGATGCTTGGACACACGACATATATCCAGTTGGTAATACTGGCGACCCTAATAGAATAAATTATTCAGTCAATACTACAAATTATGGTGATACTGTAAACCCAAGTAATTCAGGATATAACAATGAACATAATGGTCTTAGAAGGCACAGAAGAGTTACACCAACAGATATTGCTAATGTAGCAAAAAAATCTCCTTCAATATTTAAACTTGCATTTAAACCAGTAGGTGGTGCATTACGATTATTAGAGAAAATAGATTTTGCTGACAAGATAGCAGTAGCAGCTATTAAACCAGTAGGTGGATTGTTGTCTAAAAGCAAAGTAATACAAACTGGATTTAAAAAAGGATTTGGTAAATTTGGAATTGCTGCAGCAGGTGGTGCATTAGCAGGAACTGCAGCAGCACCAGTTGTTGGCGGTTTATTAGCTATGTATGCTGCTGCTGAAATAGGTGCTTTGATGGTTGGATTAGTAAAAGAAGGTGATTTATTTAGTGACACACAAAAACTTATGAAAGAGTTAAGAGATGATAATCCAGGAGATGGTGCATGGAAACGATTTTGGACAAGTACAGGTAAAAATGTATGGAAAGGTTTGGAGTGGCAAGAGGACCATTCATTATCAGGGTACATTGGTAAAAAGGTAGTTCAAGGTGTAGGTTATGGTATAGAAGAAGGTGTTGGTCTATACAATCAAAAATACAATCAAAATAAAAAAGAAATAATAAACATGTCAAGATATGCACAAAACAATTTAGATATATTTGATGGAGTTAATACATATAATCCTAAATACAATGCACAATTTGACAGTATAAATAATAATTTTAATATGGCACAACAAGAATATGGAACTGAAAATTATCAGAAAAATATTTACAATCAAATGAATCAAATAAACAATTTACCATTGTGGCAAAAAAATGATGAATTGTTGTACAATGGAAACGAAGAGTATTTATATACTGTTGACAATTATATTAAGTTAGCTGAAGAATTTGAAAGCATAGGATATTAATGGCAGACAATTTTAAACCAGAGTTTGTAGAACCAGATGAACTTATATCTGTAGCAGGTGTTTTGTATGGTGTTATATATATGCAAGTATATGATACTGAAGGTAACAAAGCAGGATTAATGCCTATATATTTAAAGGTAGATAATCCAGATATGTTAAATCCTGGACATGTTATTGATGCTACATACGACAGCATAGATGCACTTGATGAAGCTAATGGAGAGTTTGTATTTATAGAACATTGGCAAGGTATGAGTGAATTGATGACAGTTGCAGAATTAGAAGAAACAGGATTTACTACACCTGAAGCGTTGTTATCAGTAACACAAAATCAAATGGAAATAAAAGCAAAATTTTATGGCGACCATTATTTAGATTTAGATATGTTGTATGCGTATGGTTTAGCAGCTGTATTAGATTTAGATACTGTACCTATAGAAATATTACAAGAAACAAGTTTTTATAAAGACAATCCTACAGCTGAAGCAAGAGCATGGGTAGAGTTTGAAAATAGATTTCCAGATGAAGCTGCACAAATTATTGCTGACAACTTGGCTTATTATAAATTGTATTCAGGTGGTGCAGGTTTAGCAGGAGAAGGTGTTAATGATTTAATTGCTGAACTAAATACAGCAGTTACTACTGGTAAATTAACAGAAGCTGAAGCAGGAGATATTATTAAGAACTTAGGCGATTCTGCTAGATTAAAATTAATGGGTGGTAAATCAATTCTTCCAGAAGAATATCAAAAATACATTGGCAAAATAAAACAAACACGAAATGGTTACTCTGCAGCAGAAAGTTTAATATTAGAATATGGTGGACCATTACTTTTAGATGGATATAGAGCAAATGGTAAGCTAGATGAAATTGCAAGTAAATTACGATTAGATGCTGAATTTAATACAACTACTAATGAAACATTAATTAAAGAAGATTTACAAAAAGCAGCAGATGCTTTATACCCTTTTGCAAAAGGTAGTAAATATGGCAACTGGGGTTCAAGTTTTGAAAGTTTAACAAGAAATATATTAGGACAGACAACATTATCAGAAGGACAAAAAATGGTTGTTGCTAGGAAAGCACAAAAATTTCAAGGTAATTATGAAGATTTTGAAACATCTATGTATCAAGAATATATAGATACTCCTTTTGTACAAGAAGAAATATTGACAAAAGCATCCAGAAGTTTAACACAAGATATATCTGGTGTGTTTAACGCATCAACAATTTATAAGAGGTAATTATGGCACAAGTAGTAGTATTAGGACCAAATGGTGCAAGAACCACAGCAAACAATGTGGCAAGACCAACAGACCCAATAGGACCTGATGGCGAACCAGAATCAGAATTAAGCAGATTATTAAGAGGTGTAATACCTGGAAGAGAAGGTTTTAAGGGTGGAGAAGAAGTTGGCGTTGTTACAGAAGAATATCAAGGAGATTCACCAGGATTTTCTGCAAATGAATTTAGAATTACCGCATCTGGAAATTTAGAAGAGATAGAACCACCTAAAGCTAAATTTAGCACTAAAGAAGAAATGGCTAAAAGATACCCATATTTAGATTCAAGATTAGTAGATGTTCTGTTACTAGCGTACACAGAAACACAAGATATGGAAGAAGCGTTAGATGAGATGAGAGCAAATCCTTTAATGGATAAAGTATATCCTGGCATTAGAAATAAAGAAACAGGTGTTTTAAGAATGACAGAAGTAGAATATTTATCTGCAGTAGATACTATGCAAAGTTATTTAAGAGATTACAACTTAAATCCATCTGTGTTTGCAGATGATATAGTAGCTGCTATTGCAGGTGATGTATCTCCAGATGAATTTGGTACAAGATTAGAACTAGGTTATGAAGGTATTATTAATAATATACCTGAAGTTAAACAAGCATACTTAGACAATTTTGGTATTGAGTTTCCTGATGAAGTTATATTTACAATGTTTATATCACCTAAAGTTGGAAAAGATATATTAGAAGGACAAATACTTGCTAGTCAGATATTAGCTGAAGCGGAAGTAGCAGGTATGGGTATGGTCAATGTAGCATTTGCAACAAGTCTTGCAAGACAAGGATTAACACAAACAAAAGCTAAAGAGGTATTTCAAACTACAGCAGCAGTTGTACCAGGACTTATGGGTGCTGCAGCATCACAAGGTAGAGGATTAACTGAAGAACAATTTATTGGTTCACAATTAGGTGAAGCTGATGATATACAATTAGTACAAAGAATAACTGAACAACAAGCATCACAATCTGCAGCAAACTTAGGTGCAGCAAAAGCACAAACTGGCGAAGTTACAGGATTAACTGAAACATAACTTGCACCTTAGAAATATCTGTTATAATTAAATTGACCCTGTAGATAGGTCTGGGGGTTAAACTTGACCTTCATTTTGTAATCGGTCTTGATGCCTACTGACAAGACC